GGTCAGGTAATCGGAGTGCTGGATAGGCCAGTGCTAATTTCGGGTATTGCGCTGCAGTAAATGCCGCTCCGTTGCATTTCAGCCAGCCGCTGGGCGGTGTTGCAAGCGGCCACGAAACGGGTACGCCTACGGGTAATGCGCTACCTTCCCCCAGCTTCACAGTTGTCAGCAAGGGCGTCCATTGCGCTGATGGTGGCTCATTGCCGGTATTACCGTCCTCCAGCGACTGGTACGACACGCCGTCGTGCGTACAGACAGACCCAATATAATATTCCTGCTCAGCATGCCACTCCGGCACGCCAGTCTGATGTTGGTAGGCGATAAATTGACTCATCGCATACATAGCAGCATTGAAATCCTCCAGCGAGGGATGTTCCGAAGGGCCAACGATGCCCCAGCCCCGCAGAAAGGCCGCAGTGACTTGCGAGGTCAGGTCATTAGCCTGCGTGGTGCCGCCGAACACTGTTCTCTCCAGCCCCTGGGCATTAGAAGCAAAAGCTCGCATGTTTCCCTGAAAGCGCTCAATCTTAGACATGAATTTTCCTCGAAAAAAAACCGCCCTGATAAGCGGTGCTAAATTTGCTGGCGAAGCCTCTGGCTGCCGGGTTTCGTGAGAAACCAAACGTCATGCCAGGCGTCACCTGATAGAAATAGTCATAGCGGACACCTGCAGGCTTTGGCAGCAGCCCGAGTCGTACAATCAGCCGTAACTCGTCTACTGATACCTGGGGAGAAATGTTAAGAGCGAGCGTCATATCCTTGCGATCGGTGACATACGCCCTGCCGTTAAACGCCGCCTGTATAACGTCCTGCAAGCTGACGCGATCGTCGGAGGCTATGGTTGCCGCCGCTGCATTCCTCGCTATTTTCACCCTCAGGAAACGGCGATATTCATTGTCGCCTAGCTGATAAGGGCCATAGGCTGGAGTGAATTTGCTGTAGAACGGTGCGCCTGCGTATGCGGCGTTTGATTTGCTCTCGAATCCTTCTGAATTGAGATGCCCCTGAAATCCGAAAAATACCTTTGCCAGCGCCTCAGGCACGCTGCGCGGTAATCCGACGATGCGCCCTATCACGTCGAGTCGATATCCGGTCACGCGGTCGAGGTCAAAATTAGCGGGGTTACGGATAAAGTCAGCGATGACCTGCCAGTGAGCCAGCATGACCTCTGTTTCGGCCCTGGCTTTAGGCTTTTCCCAGTACTGCTTAATGAGCATCAGTGTGTAGCGGTTAATGATATCGTCACTCACGGGATCACCTCGTCAATATCAATATTCGCTACATCAAGCGTGAATTTTCCCTGAAATCCCGGAGACAATTCGGCATCAGTGAAGATCTCACCATCCTCACTGATCTGCAGGTTGGTCAGTACGAAATTAACCCGGCCAACGCCATAGCCATTCTCATAGAATTCATTCGCATCGACAGACTCACCGATATGCATGACACGCGACGCCAGCGCCGCCTTGAGCGTATCAGTGTCGACAGGATCGTTTGTCACCTTCCGCCTGGCTGTAAACCGAACGTAAAGAGGCTTATATATCGGGCGATCAAACTGGAGTTCGTGGGCGATTAAAAGAGTGGTTCCATCCGGCCTGATAAGGGTCTCCGTGTAACGTCCGGTAATATCACCTTTCGTGCCGGTCCCGCCCCCCTTTTGTTTAACCATGACCTCAACGATTTCTGAGATCGCCCCGCCCTCCACGACCAGCCATATCGAGTTGGCCGGAATGCCGGTGTCGTCATTATCGATTTTAGTATCGTTCTCATCGATATTCAGATCGGTGACGCCGGGCAACTGAGCAACTTTAGCGAAAATAGCCCCGGTGCTTCCGGTTGCCGGGTTCTCGAGTGAGCGGTTCCGGCGCTGACGAAACTCTTCAGGGGTTTCTTCATCCCGCCCGGCCACGGCCTCTGTGTCGGAGACAATGCTCAGGACGCCGGGTTCAGGTGTCAGCTGTGTAAACGTATCCGCCACCAGCCCGGTGACTTTCCCGAAGTTTTGCGCGAAAAAAGTTACTGCCGTGGTGCCTGCCGGCACGGACACATCCTGCCGGATAAACCAGACCTGATTGGCCTGATCACGGATGCGGTATCCGCTGTACAGAAGGACCGGTCTGTCTGTCGTGACCTTCAGGTCGCGTTGTGAACGGGAACCGGGGCGAAGAAACAGACCGTGCAATTTGGCGATAATTTGCTGCATATCACCGGTATTGAAATCAGGGTCCATCTGCGAATAAAGCCACTGCAGCGCCGCTTCCATATCCGCACGCGCCTGTGCCTCGATCGCCACGCGCTGGCCGTCCGGCGACTCCTGGTCTAAGTCGATATCCTGGCCGTAAATATCCTTGTAGCCATCGCTGAGCGTCTGAAACAACTCCCTGAACGTATTTGTTTCCAGACCGTTATCGTTAAATTCCAGTGCCATTTTTCAACGCTCCGTTGACAGGGAAAGTGATAGCCTGCTCATCAAACACGGTCTCAATGCTTAGTTCTATTTTTTGTGACCGGTCAGATTTATTGACCTCCATCGATAAGCCTACAATGCGCATCACACCATCTGTCGCCAGTGTTACGCGTTCAATCTCACGCAGTATTTCCTGTTCGGTGTTTTTCTCTGACAGCAGGTATATCCAGTCGATGTTGTCGTCCATGTTGAGCGGGTTATCGTTTTTAAAAGAGCGGATCCGGCATTTGGATTTCTGCGCGATGGCTGCACCGCCGGTAATATAGTTCGCCCGCCCGCGACCAAATCCCCAGTCATCATTTTTATCCAGCGCTGAAACAATCATTGCGGGCCTCCTGTAGTGCCGCCGCTGTCGCCTCTGTGAGTGTGCGTACCGAAATCAATGCCGCCGATGGTGGCCGACGCCACCATCAGTTTCCCGGTACAGTTAATATCTCCGGACACCGATAAATTGCCGGTGATCGTCACGTTGCCGGTTAAATTCAGATCGCCGTTATGGTCAGTAGTACCGTTCATAAATCTGTTTGCTGTTGGGATAGAAATAGCCGCGGCACCGGGGTTAACGCCACAGAGGGCAAACCCATCGGAATAATCGTGCATTCGCATCTCAAGCGGCGATACGAAGTCGCTGCCAGCATACCAGGCGTCGTAGCAGCGCTCGGAGATCAGAACCAGACAGTAATCGCCGGATTTGATCGGCTCCGCGATGTAGCTGTCACCACCCTGTAAAATTATCGGCGGGACTTCGATAAATTCAGGGAGGGGCTTGCTATCGCCGTCAACCACGCGATTGATGACAGGCGAGCAACTGAGCGTTTTTTCATTTACAGCGGTTATTTTCGCAACAACAACGGTATGAACATCAGCCAGCGCAAAACCGACACCCTGGCTGATGGTATCGTGCAGTTCTTCAATCATGAGTTGGATCCATTAAAGTCCCGACATACGGGTCAGTTGACTACCTGATAATTCCCGGCCGGTCTGGCGGTGACCTTCTGCTGCCAGGCTCCGCCGGTATACTGCCCGCTGGTTTCGATCTGATAGATTTTGTAAACACCATTCAGGCCGGGATTGGTCGCGCTCTCCATTGCGCAAAGCCCACCAATCCGTAGCATCGGGTTTAGTTTGGTATCAAAGGTAGTTTCACCTTTTGCAGACTGAGGAGTATTAAGCAGGCCGCTTCGCGCGTTGACTACCGGAATGTTTCCCGAGGTCACTTCGTTCTCTTTCAGCACATGGACGCGCTCATCTTTAATGAAAAAGCTTTCATCCGGCGCCAGCATGTCGCTGATAATTTTGCTGGAGCTGCCCACCAGCACCTTCGGCCTGACCAGTTGCTGCTGCTGCGTTACTGACCCTTTTTTGGTGTTGGGCATATCCTGCAGTACTGAATCGATTACCTGATCCTTACCGCGCACCGTGCGGGATGTGTAGGAGTTGATATAGTCGTGCCCGCCATCCTCACACTCGAGGCTAACGATATGTCCCGGCCCTTCCCGCTTCACCGTTCCGCTTTTCACCGATCCCTGGAATACCTGACGCAGCTTTCCGTTGTATCCCACCTCCAGCCTTACAGGGATGTATTTTTTATCACTCTCATCTTTAACCAGCTGCAGACGTGTCGACTGTTTCAGCCCATTAATAGCAACGCTGAGTTTGCCCAGGGATTTCTTATCCACTGTCTCCAGCGCTTTGAAGGAAACGGACATAGGGGGCTGGATAGTAACGGCCTGATTGCCGATCCCGACCGTCAGGCGGTAATCACGATAGAAGGTATCCATCACGGAACGTCTCCCCCACGAATGTCAATCATCTCTTCCGGCGTGACCATATAAAGCTCACATCGACCGGTAGAGAAATCATCAGCGCGATATGGATCAATACCAGAACGATCAGTTGCCAGAACCGCGATATCGAAAGGCCAGTTTTTATGCCGAAAATGGATATTGCCCAGCGACAGCTTCACGCCATCGATATAGCCTCCGTTATACTCCACGCGCATTTTCCACATTTCAACCGTCGGCAGGTGCCGGATAACAATCACGGCTTCCCCGCGCTCAAACAGTAGAACGTGCCGCTGAATAGGTTCATCGGTGATGTTGGTTATCAGGTCCATCAGTACTTACCCCCGGATTTTATCGCTTATGTAGTTGGTGACTTTCCTCCCTCCTATCGCATCCAGAACACTTGGAGATCCGCCATTTTTTTTCGTGTTATCCGCCGGAGTTTGCGCACCTTTGTTGGCCACGCCCGCCGTTTTCGATTTGGCAGCCGCTGACGGGGATTTGAAATGCTGTTCGATGGCGGTAGTGGTGAGCTGCGTAAAGCGGACTTTTATGAAGATGGCTTCGAACTTCGTGTCCTCTGTCTGGTTATCCGTGCTGATCGTCAGGCCGCTGAGGGCCATATTCTCATGCGTGCGGTAATCAACCTCGACAGAGATAAGCTGTTTGCCGTAGTAAACCCCTTCAATGAAGTCCAGAAACTGCTCCCGGACTCCTTTCGAAGCCCCTTCAGTCGGGCTGCCAACCAGGCCGAACAGGTCAGCGCCTTTGTCTGCGAGGCGCTTCGCTTTGAGGATCTGCTGCTCCGCCCTGTCGGCAATCTCGTTGATCTTCTGCAACTGCTGCTGGGTCTTGGCCGGGATGTACTCAACCACCTCGCCGATGCGGGAATAATCGGGCAGCAGGCCAAAGCCGCTGTTGGGTTTTGCATCAGCGTAAACGTCAGCGACTACGCCGCTGATCCGGACCGTAATTGGTCCATTGATAATGTCGTCAGATGCGTAGCTACCGTCCTCCAGCACATCGACGGGAACCTGAGACGGGTAATCTGTGGAGTCGCTTACGCGGGCGAACATATAGAATCCGCCGATCCCCACCTTCTTAACCGTGTCTTTCCCGGAGGACTGAGCCTGTACCAGGCCAACGAGGATACCCATTACATGCCTCCCCTTCCGCTTAGCCGATTAGCGTCCTTCATGCTTTGCTGTAGGCTATCGGCTGCCGTGTTACCGGCAACAACCGGGTCGGACGTGCTTATGTGGAAGGTGTTCTGCTGGCTGACGCTTGAATTATTCGTTGCCCCGCCACCCGCAAGCGCCACCGCGTCATTTATCGGCATGCCGTAAGGGATACCATTCAGCCCTGCGCCACCCATACCGCCGCCGGACACGCCAGAACCCTTATCTTCTTCATCACCAAACCCGAAAAATGACTTTGTGGCATTCCAGGCATTTGACGCGGCGTTGCTGATGATGTTCCCGATATAATCACCCAGTCCGGCAAAAATATTTTTGGCCCAGTCGATAAAGGCGGTTAACTGCCTTTTCATGTACTCAACGCTATTAGTGACCATCTTTATAATGTCATCAAACGCCCCCTGGAAATCACCCGTAATAAGCTTACCAAGGGCACTAAATAGCAACTTTATATTTTCAACCAACCCTTTGAAACCATCAATAATATAATCAATCACAACCATGACGGCGTCTTTGATTGCCAGCAGGCCCGGAACGATATCGATACCCCAGGTGTCTTTGAAGAAATCAGCAATAACGCTCTGACCGCCCTGCATTGCGACTATCAGATCATCGATCACCAGAATGATGGCGATAACAGCAGCGGTGATCAGCAGGATGGGAGAGAAGACCCTGAGCAATACCTTCTCAAGTCCGATCGCGGCGATTTTCCACACAACGAAACCGGCGGTAATGAGACCGATAACCGGCAATAACCGGCGAATCATTCCCATTACCGAAAAAATAATTTCACCCAAGTGTGACAGCCCTTTCTGGATAAGCTCCGAGTTGGCAACAAGAAAGTCCGTAAAGCCGTCCGCCAGCTCTTTCAGTACTGGCACAAATCCCACGGCCACCTGAAATTTTATGCCATCAAAACCTCGCCCCAACGTTTTTAGCGAATCGTTGTAGGCATCAAACTGCTCCGCCTGCTCGCTGGTGACCACGCCGAGCGCGGCGGCCTTATCCTGTAGGGCTTCAATTTCACCGCCAGTTTTAGACAGCAACTGGACCATTGAACGGTCGATACCCATCTTGTCCAGCACAGAAAACTTTTCCGCCTGGCTCATTCCGTGCAGCTTGTCGGCCAGCTCCCTGAATATCACATCAGAGGATTTTACCTGGCCGTTCAGATCCCTGAATTTGAGGCCCAGGCGGCTGGCCACGTCCGCTGCTTCTCCCTGACCGGTAGAGACAAACTCGCCAACCCGCTTCGTCATCTCACCCAGTGAAGCCTGCAAAGCGTCAACGCTGGAGCCGTTGACTGATGCGGCATAGCCCAGGGTCTGCACCGTCTCAATTGCCACCCCCGTTTCACGTGAAAACTGGATCAGAGGATCGACAGCATTGCTGATGGAGGTTACCCAGCCAGCGATACCCGCCGCAGAACCTGCAATGGCTGTTCCCATCCCGGCCAGCAGACCAATGGAGGCTTTCAGGTTAGCGTTGAAAGTTTCCTGCGGAGCCAGATTGCCGATAAAACCAAATTTGGTGATGAGTTCGTTAACTATCGCCATTGCGGGCTTTCTCCATTTCATAGTGCTGAATATCAGCACTGATGTTTTCAAACTCAATCATGTCGAACAGCTCGGGCGTATCTAATCTGACCAGTTCGTGATACGGGCCGAATCCGGCCTTTGACAGCGCCAGATACATGCTCATTTCATCGCTTACGTTCGAGGATTTAACGTAAATTTCTGAACGCCTGGAGCTTCTGAACGTGAGTTCATATTGCTCCCGCCCATAAAAGGCAGACTGATTACCTGCAGCGCTGTGGTGACCAGCATGATGTAGTCGCCGGGGAAGGACTCGAAGTGATCAGGCTGCTTTGACAGCTGCACGCCGTCATACAGCACATAATCAAACATGAGGCGCTCGATTTCGTCGAAGCGCTCGGTATCCAGAAACTCCATCGACTGGCGCGACAGCTCGCTGGCAATACCGGTGAAGAACGCAAAAACTTTGCGGCGCTTTTTATGCGTCATCGGCCCGAAGTCATAACGGTTACCGTTAATCTCCGCAAAGCCGTCGTCATATACCGCCCTGATCATCTCAAGGGCTTTTTTCTGCTGCTCTTTATCTTTCGACATATTTAGCCTTACACGTTGCGCACGACGTTGCGAAACTCGATGGTGTATTCCATGAGAGCGTTAACGTCCTGGTTATTTTTGGTCTGCGTCGGCTGAGTGGTGATTGAGCCAACCTGCAGATCGTACGTTTCTTTCAGTGCGGCACCGTCACGCACAAACGACTCTTTAACAGACCCGTTAAACACAACCGGGATAGCTGCGTTAATCTGCTGGTTGAGCCAGATGTCGTCATTGGAGAACTTCTGCACGCGCATCACCGCCACATGAACACCAGCATCGACGCGTTTCGAAATGGTTACGCCGTTCTGTGTACTGTTGGCCCGGCTGGTCAGGGCGTTTGACGGCGTCAGCGTGACGTAATCACCGGCAGCGATATCCGTGATGATTCGCCCGTTTAGCACGATGGTCGCGGTATCTGCGCTGATAACAATCTGAGCCATGTACCGCCTCCTTATTTATTGAAGTTGATAATGATGTCGGCACTATGCACAGCCCCGGCATTCTTTACGGCCACCTGCAGCACAGGAGATTTGCGCTCCTGACGGTCGGCGGTTGACTGGTCTTTCAGGTCGCCCGCCAGCACGTAAAAGCCGTTTTGCTCGATATTGCGCAGGAACATATCCCGATCGCCGAAGAAGTCCGGCAGCGTCCAGGTGCCGGGGTTAAACACACCCGCCCGCACAAATCCGACTGTGGTTTTCTCCACGCAGTCTTCGAGCTGGTCCACACCGTAGTAGGTTTGCGGGACTTTGGTCGGGGTGGTTTTCAGCAGATTGAAGGAGTCCGTCTGGACCGCATCGACGTAAGCCATCAGGTTGTAGACGTTATCCACAAAATCATTCGCACCACTGGTGAGCACGCAGGGGACGTCTTTGATCGTGGTATAAATGTCCAGGCCGACACGCTTCGCTTTGTCGATCTCCGTCTGTGAATAGTCTTCTGCCGCCACGCTCATCGTTTTCAGATGCAGAGTGATCGCCGTGCGCTCGCCGTTGAAATTGACGGTATGCGTACGCGCCATATAGCTGACGCCATATTTACGGTTTCCTGCCTTGCTGTAGAGCATGCGGAAATTGCTCTGGCTGGCGAGCGTTACCGCCCAGGCCGGGTTATCCGGGTCCACCTCCAGCGCCGCCGACCCCGAAAAGGTCTCATAGACGATGACGGAGTTAGCCTTAGACCAGGTAGCAATCAGCGGCACCTGCGCATCAAGGATTTTATCGATGAAGGCCGCGCCTTTGATGTTGACCAGCGCCTTAAGCTTACTCAGGGCTTCCAGCTGCGTCTCGGGTGGAACCACAACTGTGCCGGAGCCATTAACCTGTGCAGCCCCGGACCCGGATGCAATCGCCAGCAGATCGCCGATAAACGAGCCATCTTCCAGTGCCTCCGGGAACCCTACAACCGAGTCCGCGCCCGTGCTTTTACTGGTGAACACGATGCGGGTACCGTCGAACGCTACGGATGCGACCGCCGGTGTAATGGCCGTCTGGATTTGGGCAACCAAATCAGCCAGCGTCGCCGCCGTGGTGCCGTCAATTCCGGTTACCTCATGCGTGGTGCCGTCAATTTCGATACCGAATGACCAGTCATCTTTCTGGCGCAGCGCGGGTAAAACTGCGGCCTGGGATATTTCTGCCCCACGCAGCGCGCCAGTGGTTTCTGGCAAGGTTTCCCCGGCCGCATTCCAGTAACCGATAATCAGCGAGCCACCAGCCGAAACTGGATTTGGGCTGGTGCTGAAAAAAGCGTTAGCAAAGGCTGCTGTTGCCGACGATGCCCCCCAGTCCTGCTCGACGGCTGACGCCGTCTTATAGGACCGCCAGCGCTCCGCTGTACTCAATACACCGGCCTGACTGGTGATAAGGGCGCAAACGTTGATATTGTCGCGCGCCGCCGCCCGCCCCTCCTCCAGAAGGGTCACGTTGATGACGTTGTTGATTGAAGCAGACATTTTACTTGTCCTCTAAAAATTGAAATTGCGGCGTGTCGATACGCAGGGTCTGCACGTCATGCGCCGGGGCATACTGAACGTTGAAACTGAGGTGTATACGGTTGCCGTGGGACTGACCGAGGAGCAGCCCAACATTGGTGATGTTTGAAATGGCCATGATGGTTAATGCATTCGTACGGCGCAGCTCGTTAGCGCGCTGGCTTTCGCTTAACATCAGAAACGCTTCGGCATTGGTGTGGGCGCTGTCGCCCCAGAACTCCAGCACAATGGCGTGACTCACCGCGGCGGTATAGGTCATCACCTCAGCTGCGCCGTCGAAACGCTGGCCGCGTGCGAGCACCGTCTGAGGCATGGCACTATTCACGACGATATAGCTGGTTGAAAAGTCCGACGCCTGAATGTTTCTGCGGTCAAACTTGATTAGCTGTTCGTCATAAGCCAACAGGTCACGCACAAAGCGTGCTACGGCTTTTATATGGGGTTGCGTCATGGCGTCGGTACCAGCAGCGGAAGCTTGGTTTCCTCCGCGATGACGGCGCAGAAGCCATAGTCCATGTAGTCAGCCGGAGAAACGACTTTGTAGTCCTTCCCGCCTTTCTCGATGAACTGGCCTGTTTCGATTTTTACCCGGGAATGGATCAGCAGGTATTCTTTCGACCAGTCCAGGCTATCCAGCGTCAGGTTTTCTTTGTTGGCACTCTGCACTACGGCCAGAATATCCTGGCTGCTGACCACCACCACCGGCTCAAAATCCACCGTCGTTTCGGTCCGGGTTTTAAGTATTACCGGCAACTCCCAGTCAATCAGGGCGTCGGTCATATCAAGATCGGATAAATCACTCACTGCGAACCTCCCATGTGATTTCGCCGCGCAACTCGCCTTTATCTATCAGAATTGCCGATGATCCTTTTGCCTTTTTGGTTTCTTCCTTGATGTCCGGCCATGTGCCATAACCCCCGCTTTCAAAAGCCCTCACGCTGATATTCCTCGCGGTAACGCCAACCCGGTTTAACGCGGTAACGGCATCGTATTTGCCCGCCCCTACCAACTCGACGGCTTTCTCAATCGCCCTGTTTATTTCGGATTTCCTGAGTTCGAAGGGGGCGCGAAGGAAGGAGCGTTCTGGAATATCTTCAGTGCCAAACTCATGCGCCGCACCAACATCAACAACGTCTACCCCACCCTCATATTTCTTTCCCGCCACTTTCGATGCAGGAAGGCCTACGGCGACATAATGCGTTTTCATCGCCTGCAGGTTTTTCAGGTATTGTGTGGTTGCTTTGAGGTTTTTTTCTGGAGTCATCAGAAATGTGCTCCTTGTTTGCTACCGTATCGCCAGCACATGCACGCCCACCAGCTTGCGCAGCCTGATGTACTCCTGCCCGTAGGAACTGGAGCCATAACCATCGTGATTCGCACCAAACCCGGCATCCGGCGCGGAATAACCCACCGACAGTCCAGCCACGGAACGACTGGTAATTGTCTGGACAGGTTTACCGTTGGAGTTGCCGGAGCCGGTTATTGCTCCGGAGGTATAAAGCAGATGCGCCGCCAGAGCGTGGAGGCCCTGTTCGTAGAGCCGGTTCCACACTCTGCGACTCATCTGGTTCTCTGCATCCTGGAGCGCCCCGGTTATTCGGGCGGGCGCGATGCTGGCGAATTCGGGGTAACGTACGGTGAATTCCATGCTACCCCCTGCAGTTACTGCGGTGCTGGTGAGGACTTGTAGTCCACATAGACAGCAGACTGCGGCTGTTTCCACATCGCGCCGCTGAATGCCGAACGGTAGCCGCACTCAAGCGTCAGCAGATCGCGCTGCCGCACGGCCAGCAGTTCCGGCATATGCACTTCCATTTCCACATAGTCTTCGTCGTAGGTATAAATCGCCAGACGGGTTTTACCTGACTTGATGCCGACAGCGTAATTACTGGGGATTTTCACGAAAGTAATGCTGAGGGACTCATTGCCGGACGCCTTACGCAACGCCGCCATGATGCGATCCATCGCGGCAATCGGCAGCAGGTCAGTACCAACAATTACCGGGTTCGGATCGAATTTCTGCATCGCCAACATAAAATCACTGGCATCCATCGCGATATGGGTCGGCTGGATACGGTAGCCTGATTTTCTCCAGGCGACGTTGTAGGCATCCAGCACCATCTTCACGAATTCATCAGAGGTCATGTCAGCAATGGTTTTGTTGGTAGCGTCAGTGATCAACTGAACGAGAGAACCCGTTAGCAACCCTTCTTGTCCTTTAACGGCCTGGTGCCCTACGTAACCAGAATACTGAATGGTCGCAAGGCCGTTAGCGTATAGATCATCCTGTTTCTTGGACTGCAGGTTGATCTTGAGACGGGCGATCTTTTCCAGCTCCTGCTGCGTCCAGGTGGCCGCTTTAGCCCATTGTGCAACCGGCGCTTTCATCCATTCAATATCGCTATCGATGGTTTTCAGGCTGTTGGTTTTGTTGCCGATGATGCCGTCTTTAACGGAGCCAACCACTTTCGACACACCAAAATCAACGTATTCCAGCGAGAAATCCAGACCTTCTTTAACAGGGATCGCCTCCCCGATGTTAATTTCCGGCAGTTCCTTTTCCTGCAGCTGCGTATCGCGCTCGGTAAGCGCCTCCTGCAATACCTCTTCAAAATCTGTTGATTCAAAAGCCATTTTTTATTCCTCTACCGCCGGTGCTGCCTGCTGAATGTAACCCAGGGTGATCGCCACGCAGTTATTGCCCACGCTGACTTCTTCTACCCAGTACCCTAAATCGATATTACCGGTCGCCTCAGTGGTAACCTTTCCGGCATCGGCCCCGGCAGCCACAATGTACGCCGTATCACCGCGGACAAAATCGGCGTCATCAACCGTTAGCGCGCCGACACAGTCACCGTGCGAGAAGTGCCCGACGTTAACCTGTTTGGTGTGCGGGGCGGCATCGCCATAGATGTCGCGTACCACGATGCCGTGGATGCGCGCGCCGGCAGCCAGAGGCATAACGCCACCTTCGGGGTTTACCGCAACAAACGTGCCGTAGGGCAGATCGGTTTCGGTACGGTTCTCTTCGCCCCATACTTTGTCGTTGGAGCTGGAAGCGCGTTTGATCGAGCCGGGCATAATGGTGCCGTCGGCACCGTCCCAGTCAGTGAATCCGAATGCCATGATTATTTACCCCCGAGGCGTTGAGTTGCGGTTTTGGTGCTTTTTGGCGCTGCATCGGTAAACAGATGTTTTCCGATCTCGCTGCGCGGTTTTGATGTGGCCTGAATGGCCGCGTATGCCGCGCGGACTTCGCTGTCGGTCATTGCCTTAACCTGGGCGTCGTTAAATGCGCGCGTGCTTACCAGCACGGCGGCGCGGACATCTCGCGCTGATTTGGCGTCGTTGAAACTGACTTTCGGAAAACGGACTCTGGCATCGGTCAGCGTTGCATCCGTTTCTTTGTCCGCTTTCAGTTGTTCCAGCTCTTCTTTCAGTTGCCGGTTTTCCTCTTTGAGCTGATCGTTTTCGGCCTGCAGCGCGGCGATCTTCACGTCTTTATCATCGTCTGTAGCGTCCGGGTCATCATCTGCTGGCGCTGGCGCGGCGGTCATATCCTCAAGTTGCTTTTTGAGGTCTGCCAGTTGCGCCAGCACTTCCTGCGCCTGCTCTGCAGCTTCTTCCGTCCCCTGGCCATCGAGATCTTCGAGCGCTTTTTCCAGCGCGGCGATCATGCCGACCAGTTCATCCGGCGTCAGGGCTGCCCCGTCAGCATCTTTCAGTTTTTTGCCCTTCAGAAACTTCAGGGCGTCAGTTAATGTTTTGAACATTGGCTTACCTTTTTTGTCGTGTAACCTACACGGACGCCCGTAGCGCCCCTCTGCCACGCCCGCAACGTGATTGCCGCGAATGTTGACGTGGTAATATTTTCCGCCCCGGTCCACCAGCTCCGCAGGTTCATACCCCACTGAAACCTCACGAATGCCTGTTTCCTCCAGGGTCTCGATCGCTGCCGCATCCGTCAGATAAACGTCGCAAACCACCTCGCCGCCCTCTATGCGGGTACTGGCGATATGGCCGGAGGCTTTGTCTTTGTGGTCTGCTGCGGTCACCTCCCCGTCGTCCGGGTGGGTAATGGTGAACGGGAGGCCGTTGAATGAAGCGAGCGTTTCAGGTTTTGATAGTTCGTCGAGGGTGCGGATTACGGTGATTTTTTTATTGGCATCGCTGCCGGTTAACCCCAGTTCGTGGCCGTAATATTCAATCGGCCCGGCGCGGGTGATCGTCGCAGTGGTAATCACATACCCCTGCGGTGTTCGTTTCCACTTCATTGGTTAATCCCATGAGACGTGAGGGATGGCCAGACAACGACACTGATAGTCTTCGCCAGGCTTGCCCTCGAATGCGCCGATACTTTTGCGTTTCTTCCAGGTTTTACCGCCGTCGTCTGAATAAACGGTGGGATCTGAATATTTGCAGAGCATCCCGTTCAGAGCTGAATGACTGTCCCGCTCGCGCTCATCGCCGGTGCCGCCCCAATCGTACAGGTCAAGGCCCAGTGCGACGTTGCGGGCTTCTGTCAGGTCCGCGTTGAGTTTTGATGTCTGGTCACGGGCAATAAACTTCGCCCGGCTCCTGGTGACGTTGCCGCGCTCCCGGATAATGTTGATCAGGTTTTCATGGCGACCACCGTCCTTAACGTTGGAAAAAACCGCTTCGCCAATGTCGTGAATAAAATCGGTGTGGATGGAGGTGATAAGATCAACGTTATCACGCAGGGCTTTGTCCATTTCGGATTTTATCGCGCCATCCCCGAGCAGACCGGTCAGGTCAATCCCGAACGCCTGAAAGTAAGTGCGCTGCGTCTGCTCTTTGTTCTGCTGGTTAGCACGGCTGACCAGCCCAGCAGCAAGTCGCGCCGCGATCTCTGTTATCGATGCGCTGGCGAGCCGCTGCATAACAGCGGCCAGCCTGGCTGTTATCGAAACAGGTGTGGTATCAGGGGCGTCGGAGAGCATGGGCCTGCCCAACTCGTCAATAAACGCCTGAACCATGCCGTCGATAAACTCAGTTAGCCGATCCCGATACCAGACTTCCGCCCTTTTACTAGCGGTCGGCGGTCGCATCCGGCGACGGCGTGGCTTACGCCGTCCCTGCTTGTGCTCCAGGAGTTGTTTTAGTTCCATAGCCTCCCCATGAACCAGAATCCGCACCAGCGCTGACGATCCCCCGAATTTCTTCTTCGGTGACAGTCTTCAGCACCCCGCGGTTAATCATCTCCCTGATGGCGACCTCCTCCGTCACAATCGATGAAGTCACCAGCGTATTGAACCCGGTCGCATACTGGCTGAACCGCGTCGCCTCTTCCGTCTCGTTTATGCTGTCGATGGTGGGGTATTCGTACACGAGGTCTTCGGTGATAGACAGCTTGTCCAGGATGAACTTGTCGGCAAACTCCTGCATTGGGCGCAGGCGTGATTCCTGCAGTCCGTTGATCGTTTCGTAGTACGCTTTGTTATCCTCTTCGCCGCTGCTGAATCCGCTGGCCGCCTGACCGAACAGGATCGTGATTGGCCTGTCCAGCGCACCGGCCAACACAATAGCCATTTTGCTGATAACGTCCGAAAGCCCGGCGAACTGTGCATTTTTCTGCTCATAACGTCCCTGCGCCTCGCTGTCACCGGCATCAATCAGCAACAGCCCGGTCGAAGATTTGGTTTCCTTCATCACCCTGGCGTATTCGCGGACCTGCCCTTCCTGCCCGGCAGCGATCTGGTTATTCATGCCAGGAATAAACAGCACATCAACGTTAGCCTCCTGAATGGTGTCGCCGGTGCTCAGAATGGCCGTGTCGAACGTTTTGATGTGCTCGTAGGGCGCCTGCAGGTCAGAGGTGCCAATTTTCGCCCGGTCCTTGATGCTATGGTTTCCGAGCTTTGTCCGGCAGCAGCGGGTGTGGTGAAACTTCAGTTGCTTCGATCCTACATTCAACTGGCAAGTCAACGGCTCGCCAAAATGTTCTGAGCGGATATCAGTGATAACGTCGCTGTCCGGCGTGTATTCCCCTTTGCGAAAAACGAGGAATTTAACGATGCCTTCGCTCTGTAAGTTCAGCTGTGTTGCTATCTGATCGTCGGGACCATCAGTAATCGCCACAATCAGCGAGTCACCCAGCAGCGAGGCCCACCCCAACGCGCTCTCGAAAACAGCGTTCAGTTTCAGCTCTTTTTCCGTATCGGTAATGCGCTGAGTCAGTGAGCTATCAACATCCCCCGAAAACTTCCGGGGAAGCTTCAGCATGTCGTCCGAGGTTTTGTTGATGTACTTTTTAACCACCCACGATTTTTTATACATCGCGAGCAGCTCTTTATCCGGAATATCGGGTTTAGAGCTGCTGTATCGAACCGCGCCGATTTTCTCGCCGAGCGAGGTCATTAAGCTGACCAGGCCATCATTAAGACGACCGACTATATTTCTTTTCGCCATTACATGATGTCCAGGGGGCTAAGGGTTTTGCGTTGGTATAAATCGCGCAGCGCCTGCGTCATTGCATCAACAACGTCATCGTGCGCACCGACTGGGAACGTGGTGATTTCCTCGACCGTCTCGGTGATCCACGGAGCAATGTCTTTGTGAGGCAGGAAGACGTTACCCGCCTCCCATACAGCGGTGATGGCGTGTGCACGCGCTACTTTGCTGCCATCGGGTTCGACTGGCACCAGACCGGCAACGGTATTTTTCAGGGAGTCGATTACTGCCGGGCCGTTGGCTTTATCCTCCACCAGCTTGCGTAAGCCTTTGGGGAATTCGTCGGCTGTTCTCTTAACGGCTTTGAGCGTTGCAGTAAAGCTCATGCGGGCGCGAACCTGGTGAAGCAGATAGGCATTTGCGCCTTTCTTCCCCCATACCTGGCCAACCACAAAGTCGGTGCCTTCGCTGTCTTTAAACGTCATATCCCAGCTGTGCACCACCGTGTCGAAACTGGTCGGCAGGTCTTTCGGCAGGTAATACCTGATCCAGTCGTCCTTGAAGATTGATCCGCCCGCCTGCTTCGGTGACTGCTGGTACATCGCAGACCAGAAGTAGTCCCCGAGAATGGCTTTGGTTTCGAGAAGCTTCTCTTTCGGGTGCAGTTCAGGCACCAGAGCTTCGCCCTGCTCGTTGATTGCAGGGAACGCCAGCACCTTAGCACGTGGAGTTATCTCAACCACACGACCCGATAAATCATCCGTCGCCCAGCGGGTCGCCATGATGATCTCGCCACTGTTTTTCGACAAACGGGTTTTGAATGTCGAAACGTACCAGTTCCAGATGGATTTTTTGGTCGTCGGCGACAGCGCTTCTTTGGCGTTCTTTATTGGGTCATCGATGATGCCGAGATCGATTTTCTTACCCGTCAGCGGGCCACCAACGCCTGCGCAAACGTACGTGCCTTTGTGGTTGGCTATGCTGAATTCGTTGGTATTGCGCTTAATCGCTACGCCATCAGCAGGCTTATTGCCCAGCCATGAGCCCGGGAAGATGTTGCGGTATTCAGGCGTGGACATAATGCGCTGAACATCGGCGTTCATGTCCCCGGCAAGGTCTTTCGCATACGACAGACCAGCGACACGTTTATCCGGGTATTTACCGAAGAAGAACGCTGGGAGATAACGCGAAACAATGTCCGATTTACCATGTTGCGGCGGCGCGCCAAGAATCAGTATCGGCCTCCGCCCGGTGTCCATGTCGTCAAGAAATCGGTCCAGCGCCCCGCACACCTCCCTGGAAAAATCGCTGACGATGTATTCCGGGTTGATGAAAGTAATAAATTCCTGCAGGCTGCGCCGCGCTATTTCCTGATTTATCGCCGCGTTTAGTTCCTCGATATCGACGTGCATGGCATCCACCAGAAAATGGGTAAAACAGAGCCTTCGAGCGGAAAAGACGCTCCGATGAATTTCGCTATTTTGATAACAAATCAGCAACAAAAAATACGCCTGATTTCCGGCGGAAAATATCAGCTTTCAGAGGTTACGAGAGTGATTTTAATCGAGTGCCGATCCACTGGTACGGGTAAGAGTCATTATGTTAAATAGCCGCTATTTCGATGATTTTTCCCGTAATGCCAGAAGCTGCTCAAAAGTCAGGTGGCTGAGGTCAATTCTTGCTGGCGTCATGCTGCCATCCCTTGATGAGTGATCGACCTTTGTCGGAGCCTCCCAGCCCTGCATTTCACCCAGTTGCTTAATGGCCGCTTTCGGATCGTGCATCTTCAGCTTGATGCCGTCCTTGCCGGTCGTCAGTTCTGCAACGGCGGCCATTGCCTCTTTGTCCTGTAGCGCGGAATCTTTGAAACTCCATGAAGCCTGGAACACCGGTTGCCCTTCATCGTCCTCGCCAATCTGGCAGTTACGAAATTCGGCAATGTCGGTTAGTGAGGTGCGCCCCATTTTCGAGAGGCGTTCCAGCGCTTCGGTGCGCGTCATGATGGCCTCGCTTACCACCTCATGCTGTACGGAACGTAGGAAGGCTTCAACGTCGCAATTTGTCGCAATGACGTGAGCAGCTTTACGAGCGCCTCCCCCCTTCGCTTTCCCGCCAGCCTTACGGTATGCGTCGGTCTGATTCTTTCCTTTGATAACCCAGGTGACGAACTTTTTCTGTAGCGGAGTCAGCGCATCGAAAAGTTGCTGCTGCTCTACTGTGAGCTTTTTCGATGCCATGGTCGATTTCCTGCAGTTAAAGCCATTACGATGGGACTACCCAGAGTGATAGCAATAAAAAAGCCTCGCTTATGCAAGGCTATGAGTATGTGCATATTCAAGAACCAATGATGCCGTCTATTTTTTTCTGGACGAAACCATCTAACAAGCGCTTAGAAACCTCGACCAACGTGCCAATACTTGCGTCTTTGAACCCAGTCTTAACCGTGTTCCAGACCTCTTTGTTTCTAAGTGCCTCAAGAAAATCATGTCCACTTGCTGTTAAACGTAATGGCATAACGCCCCATGAACCACCATCGTCGGCAGCCTCAAAGAAGCCAATGCCATACTTACCATCCGTACGTGCAATTAAATTACGATCATCCAACAATCGCATGTGAAATAAGAATTCATATGTGCTGTAGTCATACCCAGCTCGCTGGAGTTTCTTTATATCGGTATGTGGCTCACTGGAGTCCTCAAAGGCTTCCAGAAGACCTTTTAAATATTCATGATCTATTTTCATGTTATTCCCTTTATGAGTGAGGGAACAATTTAGCATTATCACAGGCACTCAGTGAATGCCTGTTGTAATGCCTGCGATTCGAGGCCGGTTGGTTATTTTGCGACTACGCCCTGCACCTGCAGCGTCCTGATATATTCCTGCAGGTAAGCCAGCTTTGCCTGGTCCTCGTTTATTCCGGTTCGGATATCGAGAATGTTTCGTCCAGCAGCTGCGGAGATTTGGACGGCGGTTGCATTACCCAGGCTGCCGGCGCGACGTACTGCTCCCGCTGATTGCTCACAGGTTGCAAGTGCGGCGCTGGCGTGCTGGCGATTCAGCTCTGCTATGTCAGCATCGTATTTTGTTGAGGTGATCCACCATGCTGTACCAGCAGATGCGCCGACCACCAGTGCCACGGCGGACAGCTTCCAGTTAATCACGACAGGAACAGAGATTTCTCTGCCTCCCGGCGTCGGGTAAGACCTGTCAGGACTTTCCCACCAGCTTTATTCCAGCGCGGGAACTCGTCAGCAGCCCCGGTATAATCACCAGCGTTCAGTTTCTGCAGCAGCGTGGAGGTTGAGAGAGACCGAGCGCCCAGGTTGTACGCGAACGACACCAGCGCATCGAACTGGCCCTGAGTCAGTTTCACCCGCACCAGCTTCAGTACGTCATTCTCGTAGCCGACCAGGCCAGTTTTGAGCAGCCGTTCTGCTGTTGCCTGGTCGATGGTCATCCCGTTCCGTAGCGGCTTACCATCCACGGCGTGCGTCCAGCCATAGGCTATCGTGAGTACGCCGACAGAATCTTTGTATGCGGTGAGGCTGCAGCCTTCGAACTCTTTAATCAGGGAAATCCCTTTAGGGCTGATTTGCATCATTTACTCCTGACTTTTTGGCTGCCACTCTCTTCACCCATGAGCCGATGGTGTCAGTGCCGAGGTAACCAATAAATACACTGCCGATGTAGGCCAGATCTGAACTCCAGCCAATGAAATTAAGTAAGTCTCGAATGAACCAGGCGATCATTGCACACATTAATGCGTCAATTAGTACCTTCCAGAATTTTCCGCCGTTATAGCGCCCCCGGAGGTACGCCATGAGGAACGCAAGCGTTGCGCCTATACCCTGCTCTCTGGACGCGAGTAGCGCGGCGATGAAATCTTGTTTGTATGGCATCTTCATAGGCCTCACCTCCGTTAATGACGGATGGCGCTGTGTATTTGAAAGGAGTCAGGCTTCCGGGCTGAAATTTAACAACAAGGCGTTGATGAGGGTTCCCGGAGCCTAGAATTGAAAAAGGCCCGCCGAAGCGAGCCTGAAAACGAAAAAACCGCACGACAGCAGTTTGATAGTAGCATTCGGCTGAGCGCGGGATGTGCGGTCGTCGGGACTGATAGTGCGCTTTAGTTTAACGTCCCGTGCTCATGCGAATGTGCTTTCCGGTCACTCAGGGTTAACCCGTCATCGCAGACCGAAAAGCTGTTTGTGGTCCGCCATCGAGGTCTCGAACCCCGGCCCCTTACTTCCTGTCACAAAGCAATGCTCTGCCTCGTTGAGCTAATGGCGGAAACAGCAAAATACTAACGCCACAATTGACTATTCTCAATCATGATTTTGCAACTGGATTTAACAGAAAGCCCCGACATCACTGCCGGGGCCGTGCTTCCGTTTTCCATAACTGATAACGAACCAACATAACTACGGAAGCGGATTTTTTATACTTTCGCGCGCTTATCTTGTCAATAAGACAAAAATGACAAAGGCACCAATTAAGGTGCC